TGTTCCTGTTGTTCTATCCAATTAAATAGCGCGGTCAAACCCTCATAAGTAAAATTATCAGGAGGTTTAGCCATGCCACAATATGACTTAGTAAAAACCATCACTCTACACTTTAATTGTGTCGAGGCTATCAGCGAGGCGGATGCAATCGCTTTAGTTGACGGTAAGGGTATATTTGATGCCGATTCTTACGGGGATACGAATACCTTTGTTTTATGGTCGAGTGAAGAGGAATCTATTACATGACATTAGAGGAAGTCGCAGCAGCTTTAGGGGTTAGCCATCAAAGGGTTAGCCAGTTGGAGCAGTCCGCACTTAAAAAGCTAAGAATTGAATTATTAAAACACAATATCACTTATGAGGAATTACTATCATGCTTAAAACATTCTTAATTGCAGTTGGTTTAACATTGTCAGGCTTTGCTTACTCTGCCTGTAAAACAGTCATCATAGATAGCCCTAGTGGTTCTCAGGTTTGCTTTATATGTAATGATGGCAAATATGTTAATTGTTCGCCACTATGAATAATCCCTATACTTGGTTTTATTGGTTAGCTGGAATTACAGTCTATACTCAGGTTATGATTTGGCTATTACGAGCCATAGGACAGGCTTTATAGACGACTTTAGGCTATACTTGATACCTTACCATTAACTAAGAGCTAAACGGCTCAGAAAGGCTTTAAATGACTATTGTTGCGATTAGCTATGACGAATGGTTTCCTTACTATGATATGAGACCAATCACAAAAGAAAATATGGACTCAGTTAAAGAATACGAGGAAGTAGTAAGGCTTGAGCCTGATGATTATTTAGTCTATATGGGTTTACTTACACAAATGGAGCGATTACAAAACAAGCTGGAAAAACTTTATAAGAAAGCGAGTGGTTTATGAGATGTATTTGTTGCAATACAGCATTAAACGATTATGAATCGACTGTAAGGCATGGCATTACTAGGCAATTCCTAGAGATGTGTTCGACTTGCTTGAAATCAGTTGATGCTTACATTCCTATACAGGTGCGGCATGACCTGATTAGTGAGGGCGATACTGGGAATGGTGAGTTGTTAGATGATGACGGAGATTACATTGAAGACTATGACAATGACGATGTAGATGAATACTGGGAGGAACGCTAATATTGACCTATATAGTCTATATCGTTACTGTGCATAGGTTTTAATAGTTTTTACATAAAATAACAATCTAACGATAGTCTATGTTGTTAAGGCATTGTAATGAATTTTTTAAAAGTTGTCAAGTGTTTTATTTTATGGATTGTGTCTAAAAACAACAGTTTTTTATGTACTTTAGTATAAGATGTCTAAAACAAGGAGGATTTTATGTACGAATTTGATGAGATGTCGGGTTTAGAGTTGCAATATGCTCAGGAAGAGATGCACAAGCACTTCATTTTGGAAGAGATGGTGGCATTGTGCGGGCAATACGGGTATGAAGTGGTTATGGAAGAGTTCAGGAACCGCTTAAATCAAGCCGTAGACCGCTTAGTCCCTGTCGTATAGGGTATGGGTATATCTATGTGGAGATATGCGCTTGTGGCTTGTTTTAGTGCGTTTATGGGCTATTCTATCGCTATGCTTGAGGTAGAGCATGAAGTTTGTGGTAATTATGCTGATAAATATAGCGATTGGTACGGATGGTTAAGTGTTAAGGACGGGGTATTTAGATGCTTTTGGGTTGAGTCTAGGTATCCTTATCGTGTGAAACAAGGGATAATTGAGGTAAAATAATGAGAAAAGAACCAAGAGGATTAACTGCAACATTTGTAGTCACAAAGACCTACTATGTCACTTGTTATGGAGACACAGAAGAGGATTGCTACATTATGGCAGAGGAATTAGACCCATCTAAGATTGATGAGGATGACTTTGTAGAGATGGAAGTCACTCTCAAAGATGGATTTGAATATGACGGATTCTAAGTACCTAAAGCACATCCCTTGCGAGAGCTGCGGAAGTAGTGATGCAAACAGTTTGTTTGATGATGGTCATCAATACTGCTTTGCTTGCGAAACCTATGTCGCTGGGGATGGTACAACAACACATACGAAAGTAGTTAAACCAATGAATAAGGACTTACAATTTTATGACAATAGCTCTTCTCTTAGTATCGCTAATCGTGGTATTACTTCGGCTACTTGCATAGCCTACGGAGTAAGACAGAATGAAGGTAAGCACTACTATCCTTACTATGATGCTGATGGAGTGATGACGGCAATCAAAACAAGGTTAGTGGAAACCAAAGATTTTAGTATTGCTGGTGACTTCAAAGAGGCAACTCTATTTGGTCAAAACCTATTCACTAAAGCTGGTCGCTACTTGACTATTTGTGAGGGTGAATTAGACGCACTGGCGAGTTATCAGATGCAAGGCAGTAAGTATCCTTGTGTGAGTGTTAGAAGTGGCGCACAAGCAGCTCTAAAGGATTGCAAGATGCAATATGAATGGATTGATTCATTCGAGAACATTGTGATTTGTTTTGATGCTGATGAGCCGGGAATTAAAGCCTCACAAGCAGTTGCGGAGTTATTCGGTGGTAAGGTCAAAGTAATGAAGCATAAGAAAGGATACAAAGATGCGTGTGATTATCTTGAGAATGGTGCTGGTAAAGAATTTATTGATTCTTGGTGGTCTGCTGAGTCTTATGTCCCTGATGGAATTATTCAAGGCAACACCCTCTGGGATATTGTGTCAGCGCCTATTGAAAAGGCTGATTGCGACTACCCTTACGAGGGACTTAATAAACTCACGTATGGCATACGCAAGGGGGAACTTGTCATGGTCACTGCAGGAAGTGGACTTGGCAAATCTCAATTTCTGCGAGAGATTGTATGGCACATACTTAACAAGACAACTGACAAAATCGGACTTATGTTTCTTGAAGAGGGAGTCCGCAAGACTGCTCGTTCCCTCATGTCTTTGGCAGTAAACAAACCAATTCATTTACCTGATGTAGAAGTATCACCAGAGGAGCTAAAAAATGCTTTTGATAGAACACTCGGAAGTGACCGCATTTATCTGTTTGACCATTTCGGCAGTACTAGCTTGGAAAATATTGTCAATAGAGTGCGTTACATGGCTAAAGGGCTTAATTGTGGCTATGTCTTTCTTGACCATCTTAGTATTATCGTTAGTGGGGGTGATGTTGGAGACGAGCGCAAAGCCTTGGATTCCATTATGACTAAGCTACGAATGTTGGTACAGGAAACAGGCATTAGTTTGATTTGTGTCTCACACCTTAAACGTCCTGATAGCAAAGGTCACGAAGAGGGGGCTGCAACGTCCTTAGCACAGTTGCGTGGCTCAGGTGCTATTGCACAGTTGTCTGACATTGTGATAGGATTAGAGCGTAATGGACAGGCGATGGACATGATTGAGCGTAATACTACCTCAGTACGAGTGCTAAAGAACCGCTTTAGTGGCTATACTGGTAATTGTGGAGCATTGTTGTATAATGGACAAACTGGACGAATGTTAGAAATTAAGGACACACTATGAGAGACTTAGTAGAAGCAGCAAGAGATTACGCCAAGCACGATGAGTATTTTGTTACTCGCAACTACATCAACGCTTTATGTCTAGAGATAGACCGATTGCGTACACTGAACAAGGATGTCTTTGGTCGTATTCAGGATAACACCGAAATCTATGCTGATGCAGAGCGTTATCGCTGGCTACGCAGTGCGTCATGGGATGTCGATACTAAACTGGTTGCTCCGTCTGTTATTGCCTGTAATGGTGACATGAGTGAATGGCGTTGGATGATTGGTAACGAGATTGATGTTGCCGTTGATAAGTTTATTGCGGAGGGTAAATGATTACATGGCTTGGAAATGTCCGCCATTACACTTACCGAATTGGAACAACTTATGGAAATGGAAAACAGAAATGGTTAAATCGCCTTGTATAGGTAAATGCACTTACGACATTACGATACAACAATGTAATGACTGTAATCGAACCAAAGAAGAAATCAGTACATGGTATGTAATGACTGATGATGAAAAGTTAGCAGTGTTAGAAAGGATAATGAAAGATGAGTAAAAAGAATATTAAACTAGATGGCTATGCTTGGATTGCTGAGAATGGTGCGATTGACTATGGATTTTGGTTCGGTGATTCTGATGAGCCTGTACAGTTTGCAACAACGCTAAAAGAAATTGTTAGACAGTCTTTAGAGGCTTATCGTATCCCTGCTGGTGGTATTGCAGAATACCATCTAGAAGATATGAAGTTGTTGAGTAGGTCGCTTCAGGCAGCAAAGAACTTGATTGACCATGAGATTAAACGAATGGACGATAGTGATAGGAATGATTAAGTGG